TCTGGCGATCGTGCCAACAGGTCCTCGTGGTGGCAACCCCGAGAGCCCCCTCCGGTATCAAACCGGTAGCCCCGCATTATGTAGCGGGGAGCCAACGGCGAGTTAGTGCAACTGCGCCGTGCAGTGCAGAATGCTCTAAATGAAGAGCGTCCCTAGAAACAAGATGGTTTTTCAACACATCTAGGTTTAGGAAGCTTTTCATCAGGGCGCCGTATCCGTCCAGCCTATCAGTACGAAAGACTGGTTTTGGGACCCAGCATTTTACTTCAAATTGCTGGAGCTTCCTGTTCCATCGGTTGATAGAACGAAGGCCCAAAAAGGAAAATCGGCCCAAGCCGGGACTATTCTCAGCTACGAAGGGCAAAGGCCCCAAGAGAGACTCCAATTGTTTAAAAAGGAGTCCTGCCGTCTTCCAATAACCCTTTTTATAAAAGGAATTGGCTGTGGCAGTACGAGAAATAATCCGATCGGCTTGCTGTCTGTTCTCAGGGCGCGTTTTCCGGATGTATGTAGGTGTAACCTCATACCCCTTATACGCGTCAACACCGCAAGACTCTCGGAAGCTTCCGCTCACGAAAGTTTTGGCCGTGTTCACCTTGCAATTGTATTTACGCAGGTGATCGAGAACAGTCATCGCACTCGTGGATGGAACGACAATGTCGTCACCATACACGTAAACACCGCGGGAAACTTTAAAACAGTTCCTACGGTTTACAGGAAGTTCTGCTTCACGGAGCAAGGCGACTACACATATTGTGTAGAAATACATCGCCTCGACCGGAAAGCAGAGAGCACTACCCATGGACGCAAATTTTCTCAATGGATCAATAATTGATCCATCAGGAAGCTGCGCCCTCGTCGATCTACACGCGTCAATAGCATCCCGAAGATCGGGATTACTACGAAACATCTCTAAAGCAAGATCTCGCGGAACGCGATCACTTGCATCAGAGAGATCAATCGTTGCTAATTGACCTGTGATCGAACCACTTATCGCTAAGCGTTGGTTAACAGACTGATCGCGAAAATTTACGTGACCAGCTGAAAACCTAGCGGATTCAATGATAGAATATAATCTGTCACGAATCCCCTGTTGTGCATATTGCATGCACACCGGCTCTATTGCGATAATGCGGGGACTCTTCAATGTCTTCGGAACAGCAATAACCCGAACGGGTCGTTCCTGTTCTGGCATTGCGATCGTTAACAAATTGAGCTCCTCTGCATCATAGGGCATACCCAAAGGATATGCGCTATTGATCAAAGGGAAGTAAGGCTCAAGGCGATCGTGCCAAACACGCCAAAGGTATTTCTGATTTCCAGATATGCCTTCAGCAGTTGCGCCAGGTCCATGCTTTGGAGTACATTCAAGCGGATTAATATCCACAAGATAGTTATCCCAAAGTACAGAAGACACCGAAATAAATCTTTCGGCATCTTCCTTTGGCACTGAAAACAATTGAAGGGAATGCTCGATCTCGGTGAACGAGGTGAAAGCGGCTGCCGTCCTTTCGGGCGAACAGTCGACCTCCAGTTTCTTGAACGCAAGGCAAAGTTGCCGAACGCTTTCGACAACTGTAGGGGAATCATCCTGTTCATCGTTAACACCTCCTGTCTCACGGTTGAAGAGTTGACTGAGCATACCTTGCAAGAATGCAGGGATTGCTCCAATCTTTCGAAAATTTCGAAACATTGATGAGTCAATGCCACCATTGGCGAGAGCTCTTTCGAAGTCTCGACAAAATTGTGGTAGGGTGATCGTTAAAAATGATAACCCTTCACTCTCAACCCGTGATCTAATTGTTACTAGATCACGTAAATCTGAGACATCAGCGATGCACTTGGTGCAGGCATCTATATAGATGGTATGCACCAACTCCAGAGAGTCACTTACGTTGCTTTTCAAGGTACCCTCCTCATTCGGGGGGAAGCCTTCAAGCCTCGTATTCTGCCTTTGTGGTTGCGATGACCGGAATCGAACCGGTTTCATCACGAGACAAAACTCGTGCATGATCCAATCAATACTCATCGCAAAACACCGCTGACATCATATGATGTCAGCTATTACTGACACCAATGAACAAAATCGAAAAATGAATGGAGGTGGGATTAACTCTCACCACCATAAAGTTTTCCGATGTTCGTTGCGTCCGTCCAGCCATCAAGGCCGGCCGATTGCTGAGCCAACTGGGTCGATGAAAATCCATAATCTGGACGATCAAAGACTTTGTAGGTAACCAAAGTGTCGTAATCGTTGGTTGAATCCAACGGATTAGTAACTATGGCTCGCTGGGTGAGCTTGACGAGAGTGCGAACACGCCCTCCCGATCGAGTATGGGAAATCTCATATGAGAATAACCCATCCGCGGTCGCATACTTCGAAGTGGTTGTATTACCATTCGTCGTAATGGACAAACGCGGCATCACCTTCGCGACAGCATTGACAGTGACAGTAATTGGGTCGGCAAAAGCCAAGGTTGACCTCCTTCGTATCGAGAGTTAACTGTCGCAGACAAATCCTTTCTCAAGGGACCCATCATACCAAGGCAGACAGTAGATACATTCATCGGGGCGTAGTTCGGGAAATCCCGAGCGCACCGAGAATGGAAAGTCGCCAGGGACTTAAAGTTTCCCAAGGCGAGTCGAACCCAAATGGACTACCTGACGCCATCCTCTGCTTAATTTCCATATTTCTGGTAAATGTAGCGAGGACGTCACCCTTATGAAAAGGAATGGTCTGATAAAGAACCACCCTTCTAATAGTGTGACCCATCACGTACAGGTACTTAGACACGACTCCGTCGTACAGTCGCTCAGTTATACGGTCAAGATTTCGACCTATATTGAGCTTCCAATCGGCGAGCCATGACCAAGGCGTAGCACGCCAGACGCTGGACGGTGAAACACGTAGGCCTTGCATGGTTAACCATGCATACATAGCCGACATACCCGGATAATCATTCGGGTAGTTTGTGTCCATGTCAGGGATGTAGAATCGGAAACAACCGGAAGAAGTTATGAGAGTATATTTTTCCTCCCATATTTCCCAGGTTGCAGCTCCTTGTCTACAAAAGTAATCGCTCATGAGCAGGCCACCCGGATCACACCGGAAACCTGTTCCTGAAGCGAGCTTAGTTCTCTGAACGTCGTCTAGCAGGGTCCGCCTATAATGTTTCCACTTCCCATTATCATGCTGCAATTGCGCATAATACTGGAAAAATCTCAAGTTGTTTTCATTAAACTTCTGGAGATCGGAAATAAAAGGCGCCCATCCGAACTGATGGTTGAGATATTGGTCAGAAATGGCACCAGGTGCCATTATGCCCAACTTACCGTGTCCTCCCTTTAACATCTGAGTCACACCGCCAAGTGTTTCCCACGCTTGTGAGAAGCCTTTTGCGGTGGTGGCCAGCATAGGTGCTGTGTCATGACTCTCTGCTAAAGCGGTGAACCCGGAAGCTTTCTCAAGCTTCGGCGCGGTTCGAGCCCACGCTTCTGGACCCCATGCTGTGAGATTTGGTACCGCAAACGTTGGACCCAGGATTTTCTCCACATTCGCATAATCTGCGTCTGAGTAGTTATCCCCGGTATATTGCGGGTTATAAAACCCGCCAACGTAGCGCACGGGAAAGAAACCCATCCCTGATACAAAATAGGGTTGGTTAGTTTCTCGTGTACCATATGCCGCAACTTTCGTAGACGGCATCCGGACTTTAATATTTAGGAAAGGACCACCGCCATTCCAGACTCCATCCGGTGAACGAGTATGTTTCTCGTCCCGGGTGGATTCTACGAATTCGTATGGTTGTACTTGCGGAACAGTTTGTGGACCATGATAGTTCCACTTATTGTTATACCACAAGTAGTAATCGCCAATTTTAATTGGCGCGGATCCCTTTTTATTAGGGACCCTCCTAATCCTAAGTCTGGATTCATCAAACAGCATTTGTTAGCCTCCATTTGGAAATCATGAAGTGGTCGTTAGACCATGCACTGCGTTCATGATCTTAGTGATTCGAAGAGAAGCATCGCTGCAACTCTCTAC